CATATGTTTATTAGATATGAAAACGAAACAGCATTTAGGATCGCCCACTCTTTTGAGGTTGCTGGTGCTGGTGGTCAATATGATTATGACTTCTCATTCCCAATCCGCATCCCAGAGAAATCTGATATCGATTTAAGAATTACAACTAGATCAAACAACGGTCGTTATACAGCAGCGTTTGATTTATTACTATTAACAGAGCAGTAAGATGAAAACTTTCAAAGAATTCCGCAGTCATCTTAAAGAAGATTACGAGCATGAAATGGTTCGTAGGGAAATGGCAATTGCTGTAGCGGCTATCGAAAGAATAAATAAGCATATCCAAGGCGAAGGTAATTTAGAAGCATGGGTTCAATCTAAATTAACCCGCGCCACGGATTACCTTGATACTGTTGCTGACTATATGGACAGCGGCGTGAATGAGTCCTTGGATGTTCCCAACAAAGAATTAGATGAAGGAGCAGCATGGACCAGAAAATCTGGTCAAAACAAATCTGGAGGACTCAACGAGAAAGGCAGAAAGTCTTACGAGAAGGAAAATCCAGGATCTGACCTCAAAGCACCTAGCAAAAAGGTTGGAAATCCCAGGAGGGCATCCTTCTGCGCTAGAATGAAAGGTATGAAAAAGAAACTAACCTCCAAGAAAACTGCTAAGGATCCCGATTCAAGAATCAATAAATCATTAAGAGCCTGGAATTGCTAATTCATGTCACAGAATCAAATATATAAAGGTTCGCCAAATCTCAAAGCGGCGAATGTCCAGATTCAATTTACACAAGAACAAATTGAAGAATGGTTGAAGTGTAAGGAAGATCCCGTATACTTTACAAAAAATTACATCAAAATTGTTTCGCTGGATGAAGGTCTCGTTCCATTTAAAATGTGGGACTTCCAGGAGAACATGATTCATCGATTCCATGCGAACCGATTTAATATTGCGAAACTACCTAGACAGACAGGTAAGAGTACCACAGTGGTATCTTATCTGCTACATTATGCTATCTTCAATGACAATGTTAATATTGGTATTCTAGCAAACAAACTCTCAACCTCCAGGGAACTTCTTGGTAGGTTACAGTTGGCATATGAAAATCTTCCCAAGTGGATGCAGCAAGGTATCGTATCATGGAACAAAGGTTCTCTGGAACTAGAGAATGGTTCAAAGATTATGGCAGCATCGACCTCCAGTTCTGCTGTCCGAGGAATGTCATTCAACATCATCTTCTTGGACGAATTTGCGTTCGTTCCAACTCACATTGCTGAACAGTTTTTCTCCTCTGTATATCCTACCATTTCATCTGGTAAATCTACAAAGGTAATTATCATCTCCACACCAAACGGGATGAACATGTTCTACAAACTTTGGCATGATGCTGAGAGGGGAAAGAATGAATACATCACCACAGAAGTCCACTGGTCTCAAGTTCCTGGTAGAGATGCTAAGTGGAAGGAACAAACAATTGCTAACACATCACTACGACAGTTCACACAAGAGTTTGAGTGTGAATTTCTTGGATCAGTTGATACGCTTATTGCTGCTAGCAAACTGCGTACAATGGTCTATGAAGATCCTATTACTGATAATAATAAAGGTTTGGTAGTATATGAAAACCCACAAAAAGATCACGACTATATTGTTACTGTGGATGTTGCCCGTGGCGTTGGCAGCGATTACAGTGCTTTTCTGGTTTTTGACATTACAAAATTTCCGTACAAATTAGTAGCAAGATATAAAAATAACGAGATCAAACCGATCATGTTCCCCAGTGTCATTACTGACATGGCGAAAGCATATAACAGAGCATATATTCTAACAGAGGTCAATGATATCGGTGATCAGGTAGCATCAATGATTCACTTTGATCTTGAGTATGACCATGTACTTATGTGTGCCATGAGAGGTCGTGCTGGACAGATTGTTGGCACAGGATTCTCTGGAAAGAAAACACAGTTGGGTGTGAAGATGTCCAAGACTGTGAAGAAGGTTGGTTGCCTAAACCTCAAGACTTTTATTGAGGATGATAAACTCTTGATTCCAGACTACGATACTATTAGTGAACTTACCACATTCATCCAAAAGAATCAATCATTTGAGGCAGAAGAAGGATGTCACGATGACCTTGCGATGTGTCTGGTAATCTTCTGCTGGTTGGCAGTACAAGATTACTTTAAAGAAATGACTGACAATGATGTTCGTCAGAGAATCTATGATGAGCAGAAGAATCAGATTGAGCAGGACATGGCACCATTTGGTTTTATTTCCGATGGTCTAGAAGGGGAAGAAAGTTTTGTAGATGAGTCTGGAGATCGTTGGTTCCTTGATGAGTATGGTGATGTGTCGTCAGAGTTCACCTACATGGGGTCTTATCTCTAATGGATTTTGAAGAGGAGTTTGAACTAGAGCATCTCCTTTTCAAAGAAAGGAAATGTAGATCTTGTGGAAAAGTTAAAGATCTACTTACAGATTTTTATAGAACTAGAAGAGGTAGAACAACACTATCAGCATATTCATATGAGTGTAAAGAATGTACTATAATGAGAATAACTGAGAGAAGAAAGAAGGATAACTCTAGATGGGAATACCCTGACTGGTAGTATGTTCACGCATCGTTTCCCCACTTGAAACTAAGGATTTCATAAATAATCACAGAATAAAATCTGAACTTTAGGGGTAAAAGATGGCATCTCAAACATCGCCAGGTATTATTGTTCAGGAGCGTGATTTTACTAATTCACGCCTCCAGGAAACAATTACCAATGTAGGCGCTATCGCTGGTCCTTTCACACAGGGCGAAGTGGGCGTCTCAAAATTAATCACAACAGAGAAAGAACTTGTAGAAACTTTCGGTAAGCCAACCGCAGATAACTATGAGTATTGGTTCACTGCTTCCGAGTTTCTTAACTACGGTGGTAATCTTCAGGTAGCAAGAATTGGCAGCAACGCTGCTGGATACCTGACAAACGCAAACTCAGGTGGCGTTGCTTCAGTTAGTATTGAAAATGAATCTGATTATGAAACAAACTTCGAAGGTGCTTCACAAACTTATAAGTTTGCTTCGAAGACTCCAGGTTCATGGGGTAATGCTCTTCAGGTCGTAAGCATCGACGCTGGCGCTGATCAAATCCTGACTCTTGCTTCGGGTGTTGCTTTCTCCAAGGGAGATTCAATTACTGATGGCACAGCAGTTGGTAAGGTTTATGAGGACAACACAGCAGACACCACAAAGGTTGCTGTAGTTCTGGATGCTGGTTCTGCTAAGTTTGCTAAAAACGGAACTGTAAGTGGTGAGAATGTTGATTCAGTTACTACTTGGTATGATCAGCAGTATGCTGTTCCTGGTCTGATCAAGTGGAACGCAATCGCTCCTCGTCCTAACACTTCACCTTATGTTGCCGATAGAGGTGGTTCAAAGGATGAAGTTCACTTTGTAGTTATCGATAAAACTGGTGGAATTACTGGAACTTCAAACTCAATTCTTGAAAAGATCCTTTATGTATCCAAGGCACCTGATGCCAAGACTACCGAAGGTGAAGGAAACTTCTTCAAAAATGTAATCAAGGGTCGTTCTAAGTATGTTTATGTAACCGCATACGAAGATGCTCCAGTATATGAGGCTTCTGGTGCTGTTGATATTGCTGATGGTTCATCTTCAGCAGATGAGTTCAAACTGTATGGTCCAAAATCATACACCCTGTCTGGTGGTACTGATTACCAAAACTACAATGTAGGTAACGAGACTCAGACCTATCTGGATGTATTTACCGATACCGAAACTCTGGTTATCGATTACATCCTCTCTGGTCCAACTACTCTTGCTAAGGCAAATTCACTGATCAACCTTGCTAACACAAGAAAAGATTGTATCGCTTTCGTATCACCTCAGAGATCTGATGTTATCGGTAGCGATGCTTCCAGTGCTGCTGCTCAAGCAGAGAATGTAGTTGATTTCTTCGAGTCAATCAGCGATAGTTCTTCTTACGCTGTATTTGATAACAACTATAAGTACATCTACGACCGTTTCAACGATACTTATCGCTGGATTCCATGTAACGCTGACATGGCTGGTCTTTGTGTTAACACCACTGAGGTTGCTGAACCTTGGTACTCACCTGCTGGTTTCAACAGAGGTAACCTGAGAAACGCAATCAAGATTGCTTTCAACCCCAACCAAGAGCAGAGAGATGATCTTTACGCTAAGCGTGTAAACCCAATCGTTTCTTTCCCTGGTCAAGGTATCGTACTCTTTGGAGACAAGACTGCTCTGCGTAGTCCTTCCGCTTTCGACAGAATCAATGTTCGTCGTCTGTT